GTTTCCCAGTCACGATCAGGTGGTGCAGGTCTTGGTAGCACTTATGGTTTAACATCAGAATTTGCTGATTTTGGTACTAGTTTTAATATGGACATTGCAGATTCAGCCACAGCTTATACAATAGAGTTTTTTAAGGGTAGTTCCTCTGTATATGTTACCTCTAGAACTGCTGGACAGGGCGCATATACTTTAGGCACAACAGAGCTAGGAGATATAAATACAATGGCTGGAAATTGGAGTGTTGTAATAAGCGCTGATGCAACTGTAATTATATCAGATATAATAATAACATTAGAGGGAATTGTATTTGATGATGCTGGTAGCCCTGTTAGTTATACAAACACTATTAACTCTAATAATATAACAACTTTAGCAATAGCAACATTTGATGTAGCAGACCAGATGCCAGAAATGAAAGTTACAGATTTCTTAACAGGTTTGTTTAAAATGTTTAATTTAATTGCTTTTAAAAATGATAGCGGAAAAATAGAGGTTAGAACTTTAGATAATGCTAGTAGTGATAGTTATTATAATTTAACATCTATTAAAACTTATGACATATCTGAATATGTTGACGTTGATAAATCAATGGTTAATGTTGCCTTACCTTTTAAAGAAGTTAAATTCTTTTATGAAGATTTAAAAAGTTTCTTTGCTGTTAATCACGAACAATTATTTAATCAGGGTTGGGGAACAGAACAATGGAATGAAGATGCAGAGGATTTTAATATTGATGGAAAAGTGTATAATATTAAATTACCTTTTAGTCATTTTAAATATGAGAGGTTAGTTGATTTAGATACAGGGGTTAATACATCTATACAATGGGGTTGGAGTGTTAACGAAAGCCAAAACAGTTTAAAGGGTAAACCCTTAATGTTCTACCCTATTAGAAATAGCGGGAATAATATATCCTATATGGAAAACAACACTAAAACAGCTATTGCTAATTATAATGTTCCTAGTAATAGTAGGTTCTTAGATAATGCAAGTGGGGAAGATAACATACATTTTGGAACAATGATTAATGAGTACGATAGACCTTTAGTTAGTTTTAGCGGAACTTTGTTTAATAATTATTATTACAATTATATTACTAACATATTTAGATTAAAAGCTAGAATAGTAAAGTTAACTGCTTATTTACCTTTAAGAATATTACTAAACTATAATTTAAATGATTACATAGTTGTTAACGGAAGGAAATTTAGAATCAATAGCATCAAAAGTAATTTATTAAATAACAAAACAGATTTAGAATTAATTACACACACAGAGGCAGCAATAACAGATTTAGATTTTGTTACAACAGAGGATAGCGCATTCTTTGTTATAACAGAAGACGGTAACGATATAACAACAGAATAATGATAAGACAAATAATTGACAGTTTAAAATATGCTGAAGAAGAAACTGAAAACATAAAAATAGCAAAAGGCAAATATAAATTAGCGGTTAATTTTAAATCAGCAATTAAAGAAATAAAAAAACTTAACAAATGGCAGAACAGAGATTAATTGAAATTAAAGGTGATGTAGCACAAGCAGAAGCGTCTTTTAAAGCGCTTACAGAAACTATTAAAGAACAGAAAGACCAGCTTCAATTTTTAAGAGAAGAAGCGCAAAAGGTAAAAGAAGCGTTAGAGGACACAAGTCCTGCTGACCTCAGTAGAATAACTGCGTTAACAAAGCAACAAAAACACCTTACCAGAGAAATACAAAACCAGAGGTTAGCATTAAGCGCATTAAACCTAGAAAAACAAAAACAAAAGGGGGATTTATCTTTTGCTAAAAGGGTTGGTTTCTTAAACAAAAATTTAATACAAAGCCAAAAGTACACTAGAGCATTAAATATGGTAACGATGGGTTACTACGGTACTTTAGCTAAAGGAATTAAATTATTTACGTTAGTTAAGGGTGGTTTCTTAGCTATGGCAGCAGGTGCAAGTTTCTTTACAAAAACCCTTATCGCAACGGGTATTGGTGCAATAATAGTTGGGGTAGGTTTATTGATTGCAAACTTTGGTAAACTTAAAGATTTAGTAAACGGAGTTTCTGGTGAACAAACAAAACAATTACAAAGGCAACAAGAATTAGTTTCTGCTGAAGAAGATAAATTAAAATCTATTAGTGCGCAGGAAAATATACTTAGACAACAGGGCAAGTCAGAGAAAGATATATTAAAATTAAAGATTGACCAAACTAAAGCTACTATTACTGCATTAGAAGCTCAATTATTAACACAGAAAGAAATAAGAGCCAGTCAAATATCAGCAGCAAAAAGAAACCAAAAGATATTAGCTGGGTTTATTGCGTTTTTGACTGCACCTATTTCATTAATATTAGGTATGGTTGACGCTATTACTTATGCTGCAAGTTTTCTGCCAGGCATAGGTATTGAGGCTACATCTTTAGCAGCAGACTTCACAATGGGTGCGGCATCATTTTTCTTTGACCCAGCTAAAGTAGAAGAAGAGGGAGATAAAACAATTAAAGAAACTGAGAATCAATTAAATGGTTTAAAAAACACTTTAGCAGGACACGAAATAGCAGTTGAAAATATTGAAAAGAAAGGTAGCGATAATAGAAAGAAAAACAGAGAGAAAGCATACGCTGAAGAGAAAAAAGCATTAGAAGACCATTTAGCAAATTTAAAATCTGTTAGAGATTTTGCAGCAGTAGATGAAGAAGAAAGACACCAATTAGCACTTACTAAATTAGATGAACAAGCTAAAGAGCTAAGAAAAGCTACGGTGGTAAATTTTGACAAACAAATTAAAGCAGCAGGCGACGATGCAGAAAAAGTAAAACAATTAGAAAAAGAAAAAAATGATGCATTGTTTGATATAGATTTTGCTTTTTTAGAAAGAACTCAAGATTTACAAGATGATTTTGATGATAAACAATTAGAGAAAAAACAAAACAAAAGAATAGAAGAATTACAATTAGAAACAGATTTTGAAAAGTTATCTTTTGATGCTAGAAGACAAAGACTGCAAGAACAAAGGGACTTAATATTAAATGACGAAACCCTTAGTGAAAAACAAAGGAAAAAAATGTTAGAAGCTAATTCTAAAGCATCTACCGAAATAGATAAATTAGAGTTTGAAGAAAAACAAAGGGCATTGGGTGCTTATGCTAATGCGTTAAGTGCGTTTTCATCACTGTTAGGAAAAGAAACAGCAGCAGGAAAAGCAACAGCAGTTGCGGCATCATTAATAAATACTTATGCGGCAATCGCTGCACAGTTAAAAGCTTTTTCTGGTATTCCTGTACCTGGTTATGCTATCGCACAAGCAGTAGCAACAGGGGTTCAGGGTTTTATGGCGGTTAAAGAAATCCTAGCAGTTAAAGTACCAGGCGGTGGCGGTGGTGGTGGAAGTGCGCCTAAATCTATGCCAACTGCACCAACATTTAATGTAGTAGGTGGAAGTGAAACCACACAATTAGCAGCAGCCATAGGAGAACAAGAACAACAGCCAGTACAAGCGTTTGTAGTTAGTCAAGATGTAACCTCTGCACAAAGTTTAGAAAACAATATTATAGAGGGTGCAACGATAGGTGGATAAAATGCAAAAAAAAATAAAATAATTTATATATAGATATGAAAATAGTAGAACTAGTTTTAGATGATATGGATGAACTAACTGGAATTGAAGCAATATCAGTAGTAGAGAATCCAGCAATAGAAGAAGATTTTGTTGCGTTAAAATCGCAAGAATTTAAATTAGCTGAAGTTGATGAGGAAAAGAAAATATTATTAGGTGCTTTGTTAATACCTAATAAACCAATTTATAGAGCTAATGGTTCAGAAGAATATTATATTTATTTTTCTAAGGACACAGTACAAAAAGCCTCACAACTTTATTTAATGAAAGGTAATCAGAACAAAACAACGCTAGAACACCAACACACCTTAAACGGATTAAGTTTAGTTGAAAGTTGGATTGTTGAGGATAAGGTGCAAGACAAATCTAGGAAATATGATATGGATGTGCCAGTTGGTACTTGGATGGGTGCGGTTAAAGTTAACAATGATAAAATCTGGCAGGAGTTTGTTAAAACTGGAAAAGTAAAAGGGTTTAGCATAGAGGGTTACTTTGCTGACAAAGCAGAACGCCCAAAAGATAAACAAAAGGAAAACTTTAGTGAGAAAAGTACAGCAGAAGATTTAGTAAATAAAATCATAGCTATACTAGATGAGAAATAGAATAAAGAAAACTAAAAAATTTGTTACTCCTAGTAGAACAAGTCCAAAAGGTAGCAGAAGAGGATGCCTTTGTAATGATAATACTTACCATAGCGATTGTTGCAATGGTAGTTTACTTGCGCAGGGAATTGGAAGAACATAAAAACAAAAATGCAAAATAATAATTTTTAATTTATATAATGATATGAAAGCAACAGAGATGTTAAATAAAATCAAAGATATTGTAAAGCCAACAGAAGTTAGCTTAGAACAATTAAAACTAGAGAATGGAACTGTTTTAGAAGCAGAGAAATTTGAAAAAGGTAATGAAGTGTTTATCTTAACTGATGATACTAAAGTAGCGTTACCAGTAGGCGAGTATCAGCTAGAATCAGGCGATATGCTTAACGTTCAGGAAGAGGGTATTATTTCTGATTTAGGTTATGAGAAAAAAGAAGAAGAAGATATGGAAGACGCTGAAGAAAAAAGAGAAGACAAAGGAGAGGCTGATGTTGAAGATTGGGCTGGTATGGAAAAGCGTATTAAAAACCTAGAAGATGCAGTAGCTGATTTAAAAGCTGACAAAGAAGATAAAAACGAAGAAGTAAAAGAAGAGAAGCAAGAAACAGAAGATTTATCTGCTGTGCCACAAGAAGTTGCTGATGCGTTATCAGAACCAGCAGCAAAGGCTATTAAGCATTCTCCAGAAGTAAAAGAAACTAAAAAACCTATGTTATACGGTCAAAACAGACCAATGAACACGATGGATAGAGTTTTACAAATGATGAGTAATATTAAAAAATAATCTAATAAATTTTAAAAATGAAAAGACAAATAAATTTAGATGTAGATAACTCCTTAAATTCGTTGACAACAACGTATGCTGGGCAGTTTGCAGGACAATATATTTCTGCTGCTTTACTTAGTGGTGCTACTATTGCAAATGGTGGTATTACAGTTAAGCCAAACATCAAGTACAAAGAAGTAATTAAAAAAGGTGCTTGGGCATCAGTTGTTAAAGATGCAACGTGTGATTTTGATTTAACAGCAGACGCACTTACTTTAACAGAAAGAATTATACAACCAGAAGAATTCCAGGTAAACCTACAATTTTGTAAAAAAGATTTTAGAGGAGATTGGGATGCTATTCAAATGGGAATATCAGCATACGATAATCTTGCTCCTAGTTTTTCTGACTATATTTTAGCGCAAGTTGCAGCACAAGTTGCACAAAAAACTGAGCAAACAATTTGGGAAGGTGCTAACGGAACAGCAGGAGAATTTGACGGATTCGTAACATTAATGAAAGCTGACGGAGATATTAGTGATATTACAGGTACTACTGTAAATTCAACTAATGTTATTGGTGAAATGGGTAAAGTAGTTGATGCTATTCCTAGTGCAGTTTACGGAAAAGAAGATTTACACTTATACGTATCTTCTAACGTAGCTAGAGCTTACGTAAGAGCATTCGTGGATCGTGACTGGGAAAC